CAAGCAGCGCGAAGTAATAAAGTTATATCTCGAAGGCGTATCAGAGCATAAAAGCGCAGCAAAGCTAGGCGTATCAAGGTCTTGCGTTCAATCACACAAGCGCATCGTGGTAAGAAGGGCAGCAGGGCAGGGCTACTCACCAAACCACGATATGATTCACACTGCTCCGAGCACCCACTTAGTAAAAGGCACTTCAACACTCTACTCAGAAGATGGTCAGGTCAAAGCCCAGTGGGTAAAGACTAATCTCAAGCAAGAAGATCAGATACAAAGCATTAAAAACGCCCTCGATGAGTTCCTTGAAGATCACAAAAACAAATCACCTAAAATACCTAAACCAAAGAAAAAGCTGAAAGATCAAGAGCTTGCCGTTGTTAATATCGGTGACGCTCATTTTGGTATGCTGGCTCACGATGATATATCTGGCGAGAACTACGACTGCAAGATTGCGGCAGACAGGCACAAACAGGTATTTTTGAGATTGATGAACAATGCGCCTGAGTGCGACACTATTGTCATTAACCAGCTAGGCGACTACTACCATGCTGATACTTACACCGGGACTACTACTAAAGGCACACCACTAGACACAGATGGACGACTAGAGCACGTTTTCTTGATAGGGCTAGAGGTTATGTCGTTTATCGTAGAAGAAGCCCTCAAGCGTTTTAACAAGGTTATAGTGCGTCACTGTCGCGGGAATCACGATGCTATAACGTCAATGGCGTTAAAAGCACAGCAGCAAGCCTATTGGCGTAACAATAAAAGAGTTACAATAGAGATGTCACCTGCGGTATGCTGGGTTTATCAGCATGGCAAAACTGCGTTTATGGTGAGTCATGGCGATACTATTAAACACGCTAAGATGGCTGAGTATTTTGCAGCCAGATACCCTGAGATATGGGGCACTTCAACCCATAGAATGTGCTGGCACGGCCATATTCACAGTAAGCAAATCAGTCGCGAAACTTATGGCCAAACAATAACCGAGAGCTTTGCAGGGCTTCCGCCATCTGATGCTTGGCACGATTCTAGCGGTTATGTAAGTGGGCAGTCTATGTGCCTGTTAGTTCTTGATAAAGAAAAAGGTGAGGTAAGAAGGTCAACGGAGAGGTTATAATGTCTGACGTTAAAGATTTAACAAAGCACAACAACTATAGCTATCGTAATGCAGCTACAGATGACTTCTATAACGATATAATCGCTCTCATTGACGAATACGCAGAGCAAGGCTTATTAACCTACGGTGAGATTGTAGGTGCGTTAGAATGGGCAAAAACAACACTAATTATTAGTAACACTGAGATAGAGGAGATAGAGTAATGCCAAGCGGTAAAGGTACATACGGTAAGAAAGTAGGACGACCACCTAAGAAGAAAAAAACTGGTGCTATGAAAAAGGTCAAGAAGAAGTAATGTGGCAAGCACTTATTAAGCCTGTGGCTGGTTTGGTGGGCAATCATCTGGCTAACAAAGCAGAAGAAAAGAAAGCCAAGCACAAAGCAAAGATGCAGGTAATCGAGAATGATGCGGAGTGGGAGTCAAAAATGGCTGACGCTTCCGCTAACTCTTGGAAAGATGAATTTTGGACAATTATATTGTCTATCCCTATTTTTATGATCGGGTACGCTATTGCTGCTGACGATATGGCGGTAGTAGCTAGGGTATCTGAAAGTTTTAAAGCATTATCGGAGCTGCCCGATTGGTATCAATATCTGCTATTTATCGCTATATCAAGCAGCTTTGGAGTACGAGGCGCAAAGAGTTTAATGGAGATGAGAAAGAAATGATCGACAAGAACCGCCTAATTAAACAGCTAATAATCCATGAAGGCTTAAAATTAGAGCCGTATCAATGTACTGCTGGAAAGCTCACAATCGGCGTAGGGCGCAACTTAGACGATGTAGGAATATCGAAAGAGGAAGCCACCTATATGCTCGAAAACGATATGGCTCGCGTTGCTGGGCAGTGCTGGGCTAACTTTGAGTGGTTTGCTGACCTATCGCCTGTCCGCAAGGAAGCGATTATCAACCTAGTATTCAATATGGGTCTGTCGAAGTTTAAGCAATTTAAAAAGACTATAGCCCACATTGAAGCAGGTGACTTTGATTTAGCTGGTGCTGAGTTGCTTAACTCTCGCTATGCTGGCCAAGTTGGTCAACGTGCTGTCGATGTTGCGAATCAACTAGAGTCTGGCAACCCAATATAACTATATTGAATAACTGACGTTTATTCTTATACCAATTACCTAGAGTCTGATGGCTCTGCCCTGTTATTTCGCTTACCTGTTTTAGCGATTCAAACCCTGCTCGCTTAACTGTTTGGCTGGCTGTTACCTGCTGCATAGCTACTCCTAGATTGATTTATGTACAATTCTATAATAATAGCAAATTATTTTACGAAATACCTTTACATAACGCGTAACAGGGTATATAGTTACCCTATTAATTAATCAAAGGGAGCAAAAAAATGAACGTCAATCAAATAGTCAAAGGTAAGCACGCTGGTACTTTTATAATCTTAGGTTTTTTCAAACAGTCCGACGGTGAAGAATGGGCGCAATTAAAAGCAGTTGATCCGCAAGATCATAGTCGAGTTGGCGCTGGCGAGTTAGCGTTACCCGTAAGACTCTTAGAAACTATCTAATTTAATCGGGGCGAAAGCCCCACAACCTAAAAGGGAAATAAAATGATTACAAGAGATTACAAAAACGGCTACAGCTACGACACTCGTGGCTCTAAAGGCTGCGCTACTAGCAAGAGAGAAATATCAAGGTTCGAGATGTTCTTGTTTGATACCTTTATCGGTTTAATCGGTGGTATGCTTCTCGCGTTACCAGTAGCAATCTGGGCTATAACAACTTACTAAAGGGGAATTAAATGTGGGTACTACCGAAGAATTACCAACTGTCATCAGCTTTTGCAGCGGATATGGTGGAATCGAAAGAGGACTTGACCTTGCTGGAGTCCGACATAGAGTCATCGCTTATGTGGAGATCGAAGCCTATGTCATTGCGAATTTGCTCGCGAAAATGGAATCAGGTCAATTGGCTCCCGCACCTATTTGGACGAATCTTAAAACCTTCCCGGCACACTTGTTTCGAGACAGAGCTTCAATCATCACTGGCGGTTATCCATGCCAACCATTTTCAGCAGCAGGAAGTAGAAAGGGAGCAGACGACCCCAGACACTTATGGCCCTTCATCAGACAACATATTGAAACCATCAGACCAGATCGATGCTTTTTCGAGAATGTCGAAGGACATATATCGCTTGGACTGTCCACAGTCATCAGCGACTTGGAAGAAGATGGTTACAGAACAGCGTGGGGATTATTCAGCGCGGAAGAAGTTGGCGCACCGCACCGAAGAAAGCGAGTGTTCATCATGGCCGACTCCAACGGCAACGAACAACGGTCCCGGCTTGGACAGGGAGAATCCGAGAGGAATACAACAGGGGAACGCATTAGCAACGGCAGTCGCATGGAAGAATTTAGGGTGGTGGGCAACGCCGAACACGATGGATTACTTGCCACAGCGCAGCAAAGAAGCAACCTACAAAATGGCAACAACGACACGCAAAGGCAGGTCAAAGCCATCAAATCTACGCGAGCAAGTGAACCCAGAAGCAATGGAAATATACAAAGCGGTAAACTGGCCCACACCAGTTGCAAGGGATTGGAACACAGCAAAAACAACAGAATATTTGAAAACACAGGGCAGAAACCCAATGACCAATTCACTTCCAGATGCTGTTCATCACATCCACATAAATTCCCGGCAAGACCAGAGCAAGAACAGTACGACTGGGAGCACAGCCGGGTTGAACCCAGACTGGGTGGAAAGTCTCATGGGTATTCCAACCGGGTGGACCGACTTAGATTGGCCGGGAACGGAGTAGTACCACAGACAGCAGCAAAGGCTTGGCAAGTATTGGGAGAAAGATATGATAAATAAATTATTAGAGGCTGGCGCATTTTTATTAATTCTAGCGTTTCAGTTAGGTTGTTTTTATCTGCTAGTAATATGCGCTCAGGCGTTCTTTATTGGCTTAGAAGTTATGAGGGGCGGCTAATGACACCTACTAACTGGCTCGATGCAGTCTGGGAATCAGACCTGCCAAGTAACTCTAAACTTATAGCGGCTTATCTTAGAAAGTATCTGCATGGAAATAAGCTAATGTGCTACCCGTCTAAGATACGAATAATGGCTGAGACAGGTTTAACAAAGAAAACTGTTCGCAAACATATTGACCACTTAGAGGCAGAAGGGTGGATAAAGATTAAACGCTCAAAGGGTGGAAACAACAACCAATACACGATACAGGGTAAAAATGTAACGGGTGCAAAATGTACCCCAATTAGGGTAGATAATGACCCTGTTGACAGGGTAAATATAACCCCCCTAAAAACCAATATAAAAACCAATAAAAAATATATAACAAAAAAATCTGTTTTTGATAGATTAACTGATAAAGACTGGTCGGAAGGATTAGTTAAATAAAAGGTTTACTTTAAACTTATAACGCGTAATAATGTAATTATCATTCAATGCAAAGGGAGCATAAAATGTTAAACGACAATCCAGCACGAGTAGCAACACCAGAGCCGCCAGTAGAGTTAGACCTGAAAAAGTTGAAGTACGATTTTTTAGATGTTTATCTCGACAGCGATAAAACCGACTCTGCCTTTCACGAAGCCCTCGAAGATTACATTTTTGAGAACGGCTTAATCCACCACTGGCTACGCAAGCTATACACTCGTGAAGCTGACCAAGTGCAGCTAGATATGCAAGATGTTCTAAGTGAATTTGTATCTGACTATATCGAGGCCAAACTATGAAAACTAAAGAATTAGAAGGTGCGTTAGTTGATGAATCTATCGGTGACGCTCACTCTCATAAAGAGTGGGCTGGCTGGTTGGAAGCAAACCTAATGTCGATGATGGCCGATTACGCTCAGGAAGAACAATATCCAAACGGCTATGAGTTCGGCAAGGCTATGGAAGCTATGGCGTTAGAGATTTGGCAGCTAATGAACGACAAACAGCAAGATGAGGGAGTGCCATTCTAATGGCTATGTATATTTGTGATAACTGTAATGAATTAAAAGACGATGACTGGTCGCCTTGTTCGGACACTAAAACTATGGACTGGGTTTGCGAAGATTGCTTGCCCGAAGTTGAAGAAGAAGAAAATGGGTAGACCAGTTAAATTTACTCCCGCTAATTTACAGCATCGCGGTACTGCTTATCAGAAGCATCACGAACGAATGATAGGCGGCTCAAGAAGATTTATAGCTAATGAGCCTTGNCCGATATGCGGGGATTATCTTAGAAAGTGGAGAACGCAGAGAGAAGATCAAAAAACGTCAGCTTGTGTTACCTGCACACAGGAAGCAAAAAACAAAAAAGCAGATAAAGTTAAATGTCAACAGCGCAGAGCAATAGAAGCGCATCAAGAAAAAATGGGAGATTACGATGACTATTTATAAAAAATTAGCAACTGCACGAACCAAACTTCAATCTATGCCGCTAAAGAAATCAGGGCACAACAAATTCGCAGGTTACAATTACTTCGAGTTAGGAGACTTTTTACCTGCCTGTAACGATATATTCGCAGAGCTAGGCTTATGCGATGTTATTAGATTTGGTATAGACCAAGCTACACTCA